ACAAAGGAGGGACAATGAAAATGGTAAGAGGAGCAATAGATAAAGGTTTAGAAAAGTTAGTCTCACGCAAGTTACTTGTGTGGGCCACAGCATCAGCCCTTGCCGCATATGGCTTTTTGTCGAGTGGAGATTGGGTAATGATCAGCGCGCTTTACATCGGTGGTCAGTCAGTTATTGACGCCATCGCCAAAGTCAAGGGTGCTTGATGAATGCTGCTTTAGCATTTCTAGGCAAATACTGGAAGGGGATCACAATAGCAGTTTTGCTATTCGTGGTCTCTTTCTTTTGGTGGCAAGATCATAGAGGCCTCGTGAACGCATACGACGCTTCGGTGGAGAGTTACGAGACGAGAATAAAAGAACTCAAAGAAAGCTACCAACGAGAGACAGAAAGAAAAGAAGCCGCCTTAAAAGAATACAAAGAAAAGGTTTTCATTTTGGAGTCGCAGTATTTAGACTTCAAAGAAGAGATGGCATTAGCCAAAGAAGAAAAGGTGGAAGAGTATATCGCACTCCGCCGTGACAACCCCGAGCAGTTAGTCAGAGAGATAGAATCAAAGTTTGGTTTCGAGCATGTTAGGTAGGTATATAAGAGCATTGGTGACACGAACATTAACTATTGGTTTAGTTTTGTGCGCCCCCGCCTACGCCGGCGACGGCAAGTTCACCCTCTTGCCCAAAGGCGCAAAAGCTCCTTTCGAGGCCACTTGCTTTGACGACGAGGCCACAGCTAGGCTCCTCACCTGGAAAGAGTTCTTGGAACAAGAGCAACAAAAACTTTGTGATTTTGAAAAAGAAAGGTTGACACTTGACTCTGAACTGGTTATAATGAATATACAAATAACTTTGGACGAGACACAGGCCCGTTGTCAAATAGAGATGGATACGAGAGACAAAGAAATCGAAGAACTCCGGGATATTATCAAGAAGAACAAGAAACTAAATGTCCCAGCCCTCGTCGTAACCAGCGTGGCCGTTGGCTTTGGGATCGGCTTTGGATCTCATTACATAGCGAAGATACAATGAAGAAGAAACTAGACCTAAACGATATAGCCAAGTTTGAGAAGGCCATCGCAAAGAAGTACGGCCCGGAGGCCATAGAGAACCCTCGCAAATACTGGAACGACGAAAAAGAGAAAGAATACCAGGAACAACTAAAGAAGTTGGCCAAGAAAGAACGACTAAATGAGGAAAAGGACGATAAAGTAGAACAAGACGGCTTTTTAATATCCAAAAAACTACTTAATAAAGAAACTACCAGGAGGGTTTGTCCCGTTTGTAAAACATATTCTTTTAAAATCAAAGACGATGTTTTCATGAATAAATTTGATTGTTGTTATAATTGCTATATACAATGGGTTGATGACAGGGAAGAACGCTGGGAAAAAGGTTGGAGGCCTAATAATGATTGACGAAAAACTTACAGACAGAATAGGGCCCTCGACAGATGAGCAGATTCTTAACACCCTAAAACAAATAGAAAAGCACATGAAGGCGATAGTATATTACACTACGCCCGAGCGCGCTTTCACACCCAGCGCCGGCAAGGCTTCAATCCCGACCGCACCGGCTCCAACCGGAATTAAAGAAATGGTAACACAAGAGATTGAAAAATATCTCAAGGAGAACAAGTAAATGGCTACCACTATGGAAGTTGTAAGAGGAATCTCGCAGGTCATGGCGAACAGCCACGACGGAGCGCTAGATGACAAGGGCGAACCTATCAAGGTTGGTCTCAAGAGAGAAGAGGGCGATCCACTTATTGATTCTCGTGTTATGGATGGCTTCAAGGTTTCTTTCCATGGAGGAAATCAACTCTGTATTCACTATCATTCCGAGTTGAAGCTTAAGGATGTTTATGCCAAGGGCTTCGAGAGCGACTTGGAGCAAATGATAAACGATATCGCAAAATTCATCAAGAAAGAATATAAGAAAGTCACGGGCAGCGCACTTTCCCTTAGTCCCACCGGTGAACTAGACGCCATCGTCCAGAACACCTCTCGTGTTAGAACTTGGGTCCAGGCCAAGCGCTATTATGACATTGGGGGCGTTGACGCCGAAGGTGTTAACACTGAGTCAGAAGATCGCTTGGAGGATAATTTTCGTAAGTTTCTAGATCAGGACGCCGGCAATAAGAGCGCTAAAAATGATAAGCGCAAGTCCCCCACAGCCGGCCAGCCCGTGTACACCGGAAAGGGGAAAGTAAAGGCCAGAAAGGATATACATAGTCCGTACAAGGCTGAGTAATGCCACCGCGGCTGACCAAAAAAGAAACTGTCAAAGAGATAGTTAAGTGCGGAAAAGACCCGGCATACTTTATAAACAACTATGCTAGGATCTCCCACCCCCTAAAAGGTCTCATTCCTTTTAAAACCTATCCCTTCCAAGATGACTTGTTAATAGACTTTAACGACTATCGTTTCAATGTCATCCTCAAAGCACGACAGTTAGGAATATCCACCATCACGGCCGCATACATTGTGTGGCTATTATTGTTTTACCGCGACAAGAATGTCTTGGTCATCGCCACAAAGTTCCAGACCGCGGCCAACCTAGTCAAGAAGGTGAAGAGCATTATGTTAAATGTTCCCCCTTGGCTCAAGATAGCAGAGATCAAGATTGATAACCGGACTTCTTTTGTATTAACAAACGGATCGGAAGTCAAGGCTTCTACCTCGTCTGGTGATGCCGGCCGCTCAGAAGCCTTGTCTCTCCTTGTTATTGACGAAGCCGCGCACGTTGAGAACCTGGATGACCTCTGGACCGGCCTGTATCCTACGCTATCAACGGGTGGTCGTTGTATTGCCCTCTCAACCCCAAATGGTGTTGGTAACTGGTTCCATAAAACATACATTGAAGCAGAACAAAATGTAAACGATTTCCACCCGACAGTTCTGCCGTGGGATAAGCACCCCGAAAGAGACAAAGCTTGGTTTGAGAAAGAGACAAGAAATATGTCTTATCGTCAAATCGCGCAGGAATTAGAATGCAACTTCAATGCTTCTGGCGAAACAGTTATACATTCTGAAGATTTGGAAAGACTGGTTCAGTGTATCAAGGATCCAACTTACAGAACCGGCTTTGATCGCAATCTGTGGCTCTGGGAACAGTATAGCCCAGAGGCCACATATCTTATGACCGCAGATGTTGCCAGAGGAGATGGACATGATTTTTCTGTTTTCCACATAATTAAACTAGAGACCATGGAGATCATAGGTGAATATCGTGGAAAACCAAACCTTGAGGAATTTGCTGCCACTCTTGATAGCACAGGCAGAGAGTTTGGCAATTGCCTTTTGGTGGTTGAGAACAACAGTCTAGGAATTTCAATTCTAGAGAAATTGCGAGACAGAGAATACCCGAACCTTTATCACTCGGTAAAGGGAACGCACGAGTATGTTGACCAACTACAGGCTGAGTCCATTGGCAATTCAGTTCCTGGTTTCACTACCTCATCCAAGACGCGCCCACTAATCGTTGCGAAAATGGAAGAATTCATACGAAATAAACTAATTACTACATATTCTTCACGACTTGTAGACGAGTTCAAAACTTTTATATGGAATAACAACAAAGCCCAGGCAATGAGAAGTTATCACGATGACTTGGTTATGGCCTTAGCAATAGCATGTTGGGTTAGAGATACAGCACTTACGATTAACAAAAAGGACCTAGAGTACAAAAAAGCAATGATGAACGCAATGCAACTAAACACCAGAAAACTTCAAACAACAATTCCCGGGATGCTAGGCCATCGACAGGGAGTTTGGAGCGACAAGGCTAAGAAAGAAATGCAAGATCAAAAAGATTTTATTTGGCTTATTAAGGGATAGATAAATGGCAAACCAAGATAGAAACCCAAGAAACCCCCGCTCAGAACTTTTTAAAGCTCTAACCAGAATATTTTCTGGACCCCTGATTAATCGGCGCTCGCAGACGGGCCGGCGCCTCCGTAGGTATCAGCTCGATAAGTTCGCCAGCCGCTTCACCTCTGCCAGTGGACAGTCTTTCAAGACCGCCCGGTCAAAGAACGCTTACAACCTCCAGTTAGCCATAATGAATCAACATAACCGCGCCGAGCGCTATGTTGATTTCGAACAAATGGAGTATACACCGGAAATAGCCTCGGCCCTTGACATCTACGCTGACGAGATGACGACACATTCTTCGTTACAGCCGATGCTAAACATTAAATGTTCGAACGAAGAAATAAAGGCCGTCCTTGATTCTCTTTACCACAACATTTTAAATATTGACCACAACCTATTTGGTTGGTGCCGTTCAATGTGCAAGTATGGAGACTTCTTTTTATATTTGGATATCGATGAAAAGTTTGGCATTAAGACCGGTATCGGCATGCCGTCTAGTGAAGTGGAGCGCCTAGAAGGCGAAGATGAGACGAACCCAAACTACATCCAGTACCAATGGAATACCGCTGGTATGACCCTTGAGAACTGGCAGGTTGGCCATTTTCGTATTCTCGGCAACGATAAATATGCCCCATATGGCACTTCCGTCCTTGAGCCAGCACGGCGCACCTTCCGTCAGTTGATTTTGCTGGAAGACGCTATGATGGCGTATCGTATTGTCCGTTCGCCTGACCGGCGCGTCATCAAGGTTGATGTTGGTCAGATTCCTCCCAACGAAGTCGAACAATATATGCAAAAAGTCATCGCTTCTATGAAGAAGAACACTATTGTCGACGACGCCACCGGCCGGGTTGACCTTCGCTATAACCCGCTTTCCGTGGAAGAAGACTTTTATATTCCTGTTCGCGGAGACTCGAAGACCGATATTACTTCTCTTGCCGGCGGCGCCCATGCAAGTGATATCGACGACGTTAAATACCTTCGAGACAAGCTATTCTCCGCTCTCAAGATCCCAGCGTCTTATTTATCCAATGGCGAAGGCGCCGATGAAGATAAAACAACCCTCGCACAGAAGGATATTCGGTTTGCTCGTACAATCCAAAGGCTCCAACGTTCTGTGGTTTCAGAGCTGGAAAAGATTGGCATTATCCATCTTTATACAATAGGCTTCAAGGGGGACGACCTGTTGAGTTTCTCTTTGGCCCTTAATAATCCCTCCAAGATATCAGAACTCCAAGAGCTGGAACACTGGGACAAGAAGTTTGCAGTTGCCGGTGCAGCCACAGAAGGCTTCTTCTCCCGTCGTTGGGTTGCCGAGCATCTATTCAATATGTCGCACGAAGAATTCCTCCGTAACCAGCGCGAGATCTTCTACGATCGTAAGTTCGACGCCCAGCTTGCTGCGGTGGCCGAAGCAATGCAGGAGGCCGCGGCGTCAGCAGGCCTCGGTGGCGACCTCGGTGATGAACTCGGTGGTGACCTCGGTGATGAACTCGGGGATGACCTCGGGGATGACCTCGGTGGTGA